TTGTTAGTGTAATTTGAAAACTACTCAAATCTTCACCAGTGTAACCTAATAAATAAAGATGAACCATAGCCATCTTATTTAATTCCTGAACAAGTGCTTGTTGAATACGATTAATTTTTTTAGAAAACCTTATATCATATTGTGCTAAGTTTTTACCGCCACCAGCAGCATCTTGAAAACTTAAAAATGGCTTTGGAACACCAAGACCAATAAATAAATTGTCCCTAAGATACTCAATATCATGAATTTGATCGAGATTGCTATTTCTTGTGAAAATCCCACATGATAACGCAAATGTGTGATAATTATGTAGTTGTTCTTGACCATCAATTGTAATAGTACCAGTATCTTGTTTTTCTTTCAACCACTCAATTGAGGTTATTTTATGATTATAACAAGGAACTTTAGATTTAAAATCTCTCCAATTAGAATAGTCAAAATGTTTTAACATCTTATCAATATTATTTCGAGTAATTTCAGTCATTTTATTTAACTGTTTATTATTCGGATTTAATTGATTAAATTCATTTAACCATTCAGAATTTTCAACATTAATTTTCTCTTCAAGAATTAAATCAATTCTTTTTGTCTCCTGATAATAATCTACCAACAAATCAAGTAGTTTTTCTGAATATTTTATTGTTTGTTTTTCTTTATTAATTTCACGTAAATTACCATCCTCCCATTGTTTTTTAATTATTTCAGACTGTTTTTGTTTATATTTTTCACCTGATTTTGTTTGTGATATTGATTTACCTCTTAATTTAATAATCTCATTTTTATTTGGGTTATTATTAAAGGTTTCGTTAGCCTTATCTCTTGAAATTATTGAATTATGTTTAGATTGTTTTCCACGAGAAATCAATTCTTCTTTGGATAATGAACTAATATATTTAATTGAACCTAATTTTATTTTTCTTGATGTTTCCCTTTTCTTTTCAGGTGTTGACCATAATTCATCATGATGAAATTTATAGTGGTCACGACTATTCATAAAATGAAGATTATCTGGTGTATTATTATAACGATTAAAATCTTTATGGTGGATTGAACGTTTTTCATTATGTTTATTTTCATCTAGGTAAATCATTTCATTTACAAAACCATTTTCCTTCATGAAATTAGCAACCATCCTGTGTGTGAACACCCAATCATTAATTGAATGGTCATAAATCATTTCATATGGCTTCGCATATTTTTTTCTTGATATATAATCTTCTTTTTTATTAAATGCCCACATCGACTCCCCTTCAACTAAATCTTTAGCTTCTTTATTTCCATTAAATTTTGTTGGAAATTTATGGTCAGGAGTACAAGTGATTGATTCACCATTATCTAAGGTTATTTTTAGTATTTCAGTGTTTTTTCTTGTGATACCTGCCCATGTAATTTTACCCGGGACGATTTGACCAGATGTTGGATTAATTGAATATGACCATAATTCTTTACCTAATTTGTGTTCATCAATAATTTCTTGTAATTCTAAACTTCGACCATCAAGCAATTCGATTTTAGTGTCTAGTGCTAAACATGCACCCGGTAATGTCTCAATACCTGTTTGTGTGTTTGCATTTCTTACAGGTAAGAAATAATCTTCATCATTACCTAAAATATTAAATCTATAATCGATTTGACCATCATTTGGTTGAACTTGTGCAGTTTTCTTAAATGTTGTTGCAACCTTATAGATGTATTCTTCAATATCATCTTCATCGATATTTCCAACATCAATTTTAAATACTTTCTTTTCACCAGCACGAATAATACGATATGTAAGCATTGCATCTTCAGCCATAACCAACTGACGAAATACTCTACGAACTTTATTTAAAATCGATGAACCATATGGTAAGTATTTGTCATCACCAAGAAGTCTAAAGTGAGCAATTTCAAAAACGTTAAATTCATCACCAGTCATTCGTTCTTTAAATTTAACTAATGGTTTACCGTTTTGAATTCTTTCAAATCTCTCAATTTCGTAATTAACTAATTGTTTAACAAATGTAATTCCTTTTTTTCTTTCACCATAAAGTAAAACAAAATTATCACCATATTTCACTAAATTTCTTGTCCAAAATGGTAGGTTAACATTAACGTTTACTGTATCAAAGAAAAATTCTTCTAATAAAATTTTTATTCTTTCTTTACTTGAATAAATATTTAACATTTTTCCATTTAAACCAACAGTAGTACATTCTTCCATGAATAAATCAAGTGCTGACGATATAATTGGATAATATTCCATACCCTCATAATCGATATATGCTGGAAGTCTCGCTGCCTCATATTGTAATGCTTTTTGAAAACCTCTATCGGTTGTACGAAAAAACTTACTTTGAAGTTCACGTTTTTGTTCTAATTCTAAACCTTTCCTATGAATTTCTTCAGGTGTATTACCTTTTATAATAACCTTAGATTTTTGTGGTGATTTAACAGGTGCAGTGCCCGATGAATCTTCATTACCAAATCCATCAAGATTTAACATATTATTGAGTTGTTGGTATATTGTTTTCTTTTCTTCGCCAGCCATTATTATAATTTTTTATATTTTTTTATAAATACTCAGAACTTTTTCAAAAGTCAGTTAAATATAAATACATCTTATCTTTTGTTTTTATCTTTAATTCCTTGAAATAACCAATCATTAGCACCATATGGGTTTAAGGGGTTTGCACTATCTGCTGTAAACATTGGTCGTTTATTTAAATTTTTCTTTTCACCAATGTCTTTCATATCATTTATCGTGAGTATTGATTTGAGCATTTTTTCAGTAACACCCTTATTTTGTTTAAACTTCGCCATATCGAAATTAAGCACAAATAAACCAATTGCAAGTCCCATAATACTATCATCATGGAATGTACGTTTATGATCTGCTACACGATTCCCGGGGACGGTTACAAACGTTTTCAACTCATCCAACAATCTCATCGACCTAATAATTACATCCTCCAAATGAATTGCTCTTTGTAATTCAAGTACTACTGATGGTCGGTTGTTTCCGATGAAGAATCCGGGGATTAAATCCACTACCGATACAGCACCATCTGACATTACTTTTTGACCCTTTTTAATATAACCTTGTAATCTATCTCTGGTTGGTTTATGAGCAACTTCAGCATAATGAATATTTTCATATCCAATCTCTAACATTTTTTCAACAGTATGTACACCATGACCACCAGTAACATCAACAACACAATATGCATCATTATATGCTTTACCATATTGATATGCTATTTCAGCAAGAAGTTGTGGGGTTATCTTACCATAATATTCAGCAACTTGTTCGACTTTATGTCTTTTTATTTTAACTTTTTTTGTTTTACCATTTTTTGTAATAACCTTTTCCTCAATAATTTCGACAGTTTTTAACATGTTAATTGTTGAGTGGTCTTCGCCATGCCCGGGCGATGCATCCAGTGCCATAATATAGTCTTCACCAACAATAGGGTCTTCCCAAATCCACATATTTTTGTCATGATATTCTTGGCGTATTGGTGGTAATATTTCATTTTCTTGAATTCTTTTTAAATATTCTTCTGCAATAAAGTTATCACCAGAACCAAGAAATGAACAATTATGATTTAATATATTATTTGCAAAATATTCAGCATTTTCAGTATCAACAACATCATAATAATCACAACCATCTACAATTTCAATTGATTTAACAAAAAAATCGCCATCAATTGTAGTTAAATATGACACATTTGGAACTATTGATTTAACAAATACATTAATATTACCAGCAATAAACACATGGTCTTCACTAACAATAATAGTATCATTATTTTCAAGGGTAATCTTATACCCAATATCTTTATTTGATTTACTAATACCTGCAAAATCAACGAATTTACCTGACGAATTTAATATTTCAAAATCTGTATTTATTAGCATGTTAAAAAATTAAGACATTTATTAATAATTTTTTTAGATTTTTTATTTCGATTATAATCGTCAGATGTGATGATTAATATTTGATATCCCATTTCTTTTAAAATTGAATATCTAATATCATCTTTTTCTTTATTATGCCAATAATTTCCATTATATTCAATAATTTTATTTTTATGTTTAAAATCTAACATCATGATTACATTTTCATGATTATATTTTTTTGGTATTTTGATTACATATTCCTTATTTAAATCATGAAAATATGTATCTTCTTTATTTAACATTAAATCATACAACTCCCAAAATAATTCTTGGGAAATTTTACTATATCGATTAGCTTTTAATTCAGTTAATGTCTTCATTTTTTTTAAAACATATTTTCTATATTTTTCAACTCCAACATCACCATATTTATTAATATGCCATTCTAAACTATTTGCTTTATTTAGTTTAACCTTATTTTTTCTAAATTCATAATGCTCATGCCAATCATCACCAAATTTTAATTTAAACCAATTTTTTGAGGGGTATTTAGGCTCACATTGTGCACATCCGATAATAAATTCATTATCAGCATTGAATTTCCAATGTTTTAATTTATTATGTTTTTCACAATAAATATTAACGTTATTAATTAAAATTAATAATCTATATGAAAATTTATTTAAATTTCTATTTAGGTTATCCATATGTTTTGTGTGATGATAAACACTACAATATAAATTAATGTCTTTGGAAATTAATTTTCTATTACCTGATTTTCCTAAATAATTTTTATAATCATTTTTTAATAGTTCAATTGTTTCTTTTTTAGTATAAAAATTATTGGTGTTTTTTATTGTTTGACTTATATAATCCCAATGTTTTTTTGCTGAGTTATTTGATTTTTCAATAAAATCTCCTATGGTTCTATCAAAAACCATTATTTTATCATTTATTGTAATCTTATTAATATTACAATAATATTTTTTTATGAACAATAATTTTGCATATAATGTTTTATTCATTGAACATATTTGCATGTCTTTGGTATATTCATTAACCCCATTAATCAAATTTGGAAAATCTTTATTAAACATTGATAATCCACCTTTTATTCTATACTTTTCAATGTTAATTGATAATACCTTATTTAATAATTTCGTTTTATTCATATACCTACTTTTATATAAATACTCAGAAGAATTGTTTTGTTCTTTTAATTTTTTATATAAATTTTCAATACTAATTTTTTCGATTTCACCAGTTTTTTTATTTCTAATTGTTAGTAATGCTTCACCATAAACACACAAAAGCTCTTGAGCAATTTTACGCATATCACCATTAGCATTCTTAACTTGGTCTTCAAACCACACATTATTTGCTTCAAACCCATCATCAACTAATTGACTTCGTTGTTTTTTTGACCTACCATTATCTTCGATTCTAATTTCATCCTTTTTCCCTTTATTTTTAACCCAATATAAGTTTTTATTATATCTAGGATCATTATACCACCAAAGTTCAACAGCATGAAAATTATTTTTTGATTTTCCGTCTTCATCAATTTCTCTCGCACCTTGGAAAGTTTTGTAAAATACAGCATCAAGACCAGAAGGGGTACTAACCATAATTGCACGTCCACCAGTTACTAACGATGGAAGTGCTGCTGTCCAGAATTTATCACCCTTTTCTGCCCACGCAGTTTCATCCCAAAACAATAATATTGGTGTCATTCCACGTAAAGTTTTAGAAGCAAAAGCACCAAGTTTTGATTTATTGTCGTAAATTTTTAATTTTTGTGTATCTTTTAATCCTTCTTCAGATTCTTTACCAGTTTTTGGTTTAAGCCATTTGGGACAACCATCAATAAATTCAACAACATCACTCATCAACTCACCTGTGGCTGTTTCTAATTTATCTGCAACAATTGCAACTGCCCTGTTTCGATTAAACATGACATACCAAGCAATATAAGCACAAGTAGTTGTTGATATACCAGCCTGACGATATTTATTGGCTATAACAAAACGATGGTCTTGATATGCGTTAATTAAATCTTTTTGAAAATCAAATAATTTAAATGGGACAATCATACCAGCAGTACCTTGTGTCTGGTCAAAAATTGTTAAATATGTTTCAATAAAATAAATTGGGTTTGCAGCACAACGAACAATTTCATCTTCCTGTTCTTGAAATGTTAATTCACTTGCTTTTTTTACAATACCTGATTTAGTGGCAATAATTGGTTCTGTATTTCCAACAGCTTTTCTAAGTTTTTTTGCCTGTTCTCTCGCCTCTTCTTTTTCTTTTTCTTTTTGAGTATTATATGGAATTAACGGTACGTGTTCAGGAAAATTCTCTAAATTTTGTTCATCATTATCTTTACTAAGATTTAGATTTATATCGTTTTTATCTAGGTTATTTTCTAAATTTAATTCTAATTCATCACTCATTATCAAAAATATTTACATATAAATACGTATAAAACTAAAACAGCAAGGCACGATATATATACCGTGCCTCGATTCCTTTCTTCCAATAGGTAAGATGGACGTATTATTCGAATTTAATTGATGATGTTTCGATAAATTCTTTATTTTTTAATATTATTTTTTTTGTTGATAATAAATCCTTCACCCTCTCCAAAGTCATACCATAATGAAAAACTAATAATGGGTCATCGTTTTCTTCATTATTAAACATTTGTTCATAATCACTATAACCATCATTATTTTCTTTTTCAGTTTCATAAGCTAATGCATGTATTGTATAAACACCATGCATATATTCTCTATCAACTGATTCATGTAAACAAAAAAGGTCAAATGAACTTGTTTTTAAATTAAAAATTGCATTAATATATTCTTCTGTTGGTGGTTCAGCATTATCACAAGCTGGCGATAAATCCCAACACCAACCTTCAACATCAATATTTGTGTGGTCAATTGAAAAAATAAATTCATATAATCCTTCATCTTTAGAATTATAACCAATTTTTAAAATATAAATTAATTTCAATAACTTATCATCGTATTCCATAATATAATTTTAATATAAATACTAAATGACTTAAAATAAAAAGAACCTGAAATAATTCAGGTTCTTTTAAAAATAACCGATTTTAAAATCTCACCCAGTGGTGGATTATTTTTTCATTTTCTTATCAATCTTATTTTTTACAACTGTTTCGTATAAATTGAATTGTTTATCAATCATTTTATCTAATTTCAATAATGTTTTAGATTTTTTATTCTCATTCAAACTAGGTTTTCTTAGTCCAGCATGTTCTTGAAGTCTATTACGAATATATTTTCTGAGTTTAAGTTCAGTTTCATTCATTTGACTTTCTTCAAGTTCATTAGGGTCTTGAGGTTGAACCAAATCTTTTTTTATCATTTCAATGACTCTAAGTAATCTTCGTTGAATTTGTGAGTTAATATTACTAACATCACCACTAGTAACACTATAACCATCACTATCTATCGCAATTAATACATCACCATTAGATGTTGGAATTTGTAAATTCAAACCGTCATCACCAGAACTAAGGGAATGTGCTTTAATTCCTAAAGCATCTAATTCTTTTTTTATTTCTGGGTTAACATAATTATTAATATTAGATGCTTGTCTATCACGAACATCTCCGTGTAAATCTTCACCATTATTGTAATGTTGATTTGCTTTATTTGTTGCCAATTTATATGCTTTCTGTGCTAAACCAGTTGAAATCTCACCAAGCATTTCATTCATTACATCAATTGCTTCATTCATAGTAACATTAACACTGTCTTTAGTTACTTCAACAGTTGTTGTTTCAGCACCTTCAGGTTTAACAACACCACCCCCCATAGAATCAACACCAGAAATCATTGGCATTTCAGGTTCTTCATGTTTTGTTAAATCCAAAACATCATCCTCACCAGTTTCAACATCGTCAACCTTTTCTTCTTCACCTTCTTTCATTTCTTTTGTCGGAACGTTTTTCGGACTAAGTGGTTTACCTTTTTTCTCAGCAACTTTAACCGTAACATCTTCTTCAATATTATCATCTTCCATCATTGGTTGAACTTCAGTATGGTCAATAGGAATTCCTTCTTCATTGGTTCTGAATTTACTTAAATCAGCAGCACCTGAAGAACCTCCAACTTGATTTTTAATTGTTGTTAAAATACTATTAACGTTAATTGGTTCTTGACCAGCTTTTTGTGCTTGACTATTTACTTGTGCAATTTGTTTACCTAAATTAGCAGCAACTTTTTCAAGTTTATCAAGTGCAGCATTTTTTTCACCAGCATGATAACTTTGTTTAACGTTTGTAGCTGCCTGTCCAACAGCTTGTCCAACTTGTTGTGTTTTATCAGCAACAGCTTGCCCCATATTTTGAGCACCTTGCTTAATATTTTGTCCCATTGCTTGAGCACCTTTCTTAATACCCTGTCCAGCCTTTTTTGCCAAGTGTCCAAGACCACCAAATAATTCATTAATTTGTGCATCAAGGTCTTCAGCAGTTGATTCATCCATCGAATTTACTTCTGGTTCTAACTCATCAGCATAATCTTCATGTCCATATTCACTTTTTAAAATATCTAACACTTTTGGCATTAATTTAATGAATAATGCAACACTTTTATGGTCACCATCATTTTCACCTTCACTATGTGCATTTGCATAACCACTAACTAAACTACTCATTTCTTCTTCTCCACACTCTTTAATGGTATTTACATCATAACCACGTGATTCAGCATATTGTGCAAAACTACCACACTCACTACAACCAGCTTCTTCAAGTTCAGGTTCAGCACCCATTTCTTCTGAATCAGGAATACCATCACCATCAGTATCTTCAACATTTTGACCCAAATCTTCAATATCTTCAGGTGGAACAACTTTAGTAATTTTCTCTGCCATTGCTTTTCTGTCTTCGATATCGATATCAGGAAAATCATCTTTAAAAGCTGAAAGAAAACTATTAACATATGATTTAACTTGAGGTTCAGTTAAATCAGTTTTTCTTAAATCATTGGTTAACTTACCAAGCATTTTTTCAATTTCTCTCGTTGCTTCACTTTGTGGGTCTTCAACGGCAGCTTCTTCTCCACCACCTTCTTCATCACCCATTCCAGCAAGAGGGTCTTCTTCATCACCCATATCGTCACCAGCTAAAGGGTCTTCTCCACCACCCATCATAGCATCTCCACCTAAATCTCCTTCTGGTGGCATATCACCAGCTAAAGGGTCTTCTCCACCTTCACCATCCATTGCTTCAATTCCAGCATCCATTTCAGCTTCACCATCAGTATTTAATGGGTCTTCTGCTGGTGGCATAGCAGCAGCATCTGTCGCAGCATCCAAATCATCAACTTTGCTTGCAGCCATATCAATTTCTTGACTAGCCTTATCTTCAATTAACATTCCCTTAGTTGGCATAGTTTTACTACCATTTGGGTTTACTTTAGTTTCAATACCTTCATTAACAGTTTTAAGTAAAAAGTTTCTGATTTTTCTAGCTTCAGCTAATTTACCATATTGGTAATCTGTAATGTTTTGAACACCACCAATGTAAGCGAAATCTGCAACAGTTTGGTTTTCATTTAATCCACCTTTTTTGATGTAATATTTGTGTTGTTCTTTAATAATACCATATGCAACACCATTAGCTGCTCTTTCAAAATCAATTAAAGTACCTAATGAGCGATTTTTTGATTCGTTTACTGAAGTTGATTTTATATTAGAAAGATTTCTCATTCTTTCATAAAATGCTTCTTGTGATGTATGTTTCTTCATTTGAATATATTTTATTTGCAAATTATTTATCTATATTTTTTTATAAATACTTAATTAACCATAAAAAGGTAAAATTGTTATATAATTTCATTTTTTTGATTAATAATATTATTTTTTACTAACATTTCATGAACTCTGGGTGTTATTAAGTTTTTACGTATATAATTATTAATAACTGATTGATTAACTTTTTGACGTGAAACGTTTTCATTTAAAAATTTACTATTTTTATGTAAACTTTCCATTATGTCATAGAAAATCTTTTCAGCTTTTTTCTTTTCAACATATTCATTCAATTGTGATTTTTTTATTATATATGTTGCCATAATTAATTTATAAATTCATCGAGACTTAATTCTTTGGTAAGATATTCATTTTTCATTTCAACCATTTTCCCTAAATATCCTGTATTTCTTAAAACCTTAAACGCAAGATTTTCTGATGAAAACTCACCACTTTTATCAAGTCCTGATTGTCTTAATTTTTTTATTTTATTTTTGAGTTGCTCGTGTTTCTTTAAAAAATCATCTTTATTTTTGTTAGTTTCCAAATCATCAATACTATTCATTATATTAGCAGCCTTTAATTGAACATTTGCACTATCAATATTTATAATCTTCTTAGTTGGTTTCCTAACCCAATCATTTTTCACCAGTGAATATGTTCCTGATGAATGATGAGGTTCAGCACCATCTTGGAAATACATTTCAACATCATGACCTTTAACATGAATTGGTAATGTTTCACTCCACAATGCTTTTTTTAATTTAAAGAAATCACCAACAAAGTCCTTATTTTCAGAAATTTGATTAAAATCAAGAACAACATGAACATCTAAATCAGAATTTTCATTATAATTATAGTTAGCCATACTTCCAGTTAAAATAATATCATTAAATTTAAGGTTTTCAGCATCACAAAATTCAATAAATCTTTTTGCGTTAATTAATAATGCTTTTTTGACATCAGGTTTGATATTTTTATCAGAATCCCATATAAGCGGATTTAATGTGTCATGCATTTGAATTGATGACACATCAACATAATCAGGTTCAATAACCTCTTTCAGTTCATCTGAAATGTTATGTTTACGCCAATATTTCCCTGCCCAGAAACGGGGATTCTTTTTCACCTCTTTCATGTGCCGTTACTAAGAAAATTTTCAATTATTTACCAACTTTAGCAATTGATGCTACAGGAATTTTAGCTTTTTTTTCTTCAGTTTCATCAACCTCATCTTTTTCTTCCTTGTCATCATCATCCTTATCGTCATCTTTTTTACTATCTTCCTTATCACCACCTTTTTTCTTATCGAAATTCCATTCTTGAAGATTTTCAACATCACTCATTTCAAGTTCACCACCTTCTTCACCACCAACTTCAACTTCACCACCACCCATTTCAAGTTCTTCACCACCTTCTTCACCACCACCATGAAGTAATGCGTGCATTTCATCTACCTTTGCAGTTAGTTCAGCTAATTTTTCTTCAGGAGATAATTCTTTTGGTTCGTCCATGCTCATTTCAGCACCCATATCACCACCTTCTTCACCACCGATTTCTGCTGGAATTTCATCATTATTTTCTTCGAAATTTTCATTTAAATTAGGTTTGAATGTCTTATCTAACCTACCCATAACTTCGAAAAGTCTTTGTTTACTATCTTTTTTCATAATTTAATTTTTATATAAATACTAATAAATCAAGTTAATTGTTATATTTTATAAATACTATTAGATTTTTGTTAATGCACCAAGAAAAATGTTCTCTTCACATCAGGTCTTTGTGTTGATATATCCGTTTCACCTTTTGATTGAACAATTACGTTATATGTTGGTTTATTTGCTTCGGGTGTATTCATCATTTCATCGTGTGACAATAATGTACCATCATTAGGAACACCAAATTTATCAGATACTCTTTGTTTCAGAATATCCATACCATTACTATTATTAAATACTAATTTTCCATCACCACCAACAACAAACGTTCTACCATTTTTTTCTTTTTTAAATAAATCCTCAAAATCATTAAACATAATTTCCGATGTTTTTGCACCCTGTAAATTTACTTTACTTAATTCACTTCGTTTAGCGTCTGTTGAAAAACTAATAACAAAATCTGGTCTTTCGTTTGCAAGTGATTGATTCGAGAAATCTGCTGGAAGACGATTTTGATTATAAATATCAGCAACTTTTGTATGTGCATATGGTTTGACAGCAAAATTATCGTTTTTTAATTCTCGCATAATCTCCAACCCAATATCGAAATATTTTTTAGAAAAGAAATCACCAGAATCATTCCATCTAAAACGCATTTCCCTATCCTTTCCTTTTTTATAAATCTTAATAATTTCGTTTTTTAATTTATTCTTAAATTTTTCTGGGTCATTCATCAATAAATTCAAAATTCTTGTCTGTTTTAAAAAAACATTTGGTAAAAGAACGAAATTCCCTTTTCTTGCATAACAGGGTTTAATACATGTACCTGCCCCGGGACACGTACTAATTACCTTAAAATCATTGGCTTCAATATCATAAATTAAACCTCTAAATGCTGGCAAACCAATAGTTATTGTGTAAAAATCATCAGTTGCCGATTTTAACATTTTTGTGTTTCCCCCTGTTATGATTTCATTTGGTTCTGCTGTAATCTTATCTATAAAATCTTGAACATCAACATTACCCTCATCATCTTTTTTTATAACTTTGTTATGAATAATTAAATCTGGTTTTTTTCTTTTTTGTGGTGGTAAATTATAATTATCAAGAATATTGTTTAAATAATTCTTTAACTCGTCAACATCCCAACAAGATACGGGTTTAACATCTTTAAAATCATTAGACCAATCAACTTCAGACAAATTTTCTTTCGGGAGTGATAATTGCGGTAATCCACCAACCCTTTCCATCATTTCAAATAGTCTTTGTTTTGTGCTTTTAACCATAATATTAGGTGAATATCATTATTTTTAATAAATACTCAACTATATTCAATTGGCATTAGTATTTATTATAAATTCCAACACAAAATGAATTTAGAATGTTTAAATGATATAATAACAAGTAACTTGGCAATACACATTGACCTCACAGACTTGAATTCTTGGGACTTAAATACTGGTTTGACATCAATTAGTCTAACTAAATGGTCTGGTGCTGTTACCGATAACATTGATTTGATTGACTTTGGTTTAACTGGTTTTGATAACGGCAGAACTGATGTTATGTGGAGTGGTATCACACTAACACCACAAGATAATTTATTTTCAATGTTTAGAGTTGGATTTAATAACATCACTAACCCCACAACTGCTGAAACCAGTGGCATGACAATAACTACGGAATACTTACCAATAACAGCAGTAACAACTGGTAGTAGTGGTAATTATTTTAATTTAAATGGTGGATATTTACAAGGTTTTTTCAAACTAGAAGATTATAATTATGAATTATTACCAGCAAGATTTGGTAATGGTGTAACAATTGAAACAATATTATATCTTAACCCAGACTCACAAGGAATATTTTATATGATGGGTGCTCGTGCTGAAGATAAATATAATCCATATTTTAGTGGTGAAACATTAACTGGAACAACAACTACGGGTGTAATAACTAGTTTTGAAAATTATCTTAATGCACTTCAACCACATAACGTATTAAAAGACGCATTTGCTTATCCAGAGGACATGTATAACACTGAATATAGTGAAGCAACACCATTAGATAACATAAAAAATAATGTAATAGCATTTGAATTAACACAAGATAATAAATTAGCATATAAATACGTTAATAATGACGGTCTTGTAGTAACAAATGCATCTCCAAGATCAATTAATCCAACAACTGGTTGGACAATAATTGCAGTAGTTTTCACCCCTGATGAAATTCTTGAAGACGATGAGCTTGAATGTGCACCACAAAGATTAGGTAAATTAATGTTTTATGTTAACGGACGTGCTGTTTGGACAATTAAAGATTTTCCTGAATACTATTTTCATGGATTTGATAATGATAAAGAAAAACAAATTGGTGTACCATATTCAATTAGTTGGGGTGGTGGTAGTTTTGGTTTAGGTGAATCTTGGCATTATGATTATCAATCATATGTAATATATAATAGACAAGATACAACATATATAGATTCAACATTTACTGTCGAAGCAGACCCAATACCAACCGATTGCTATACACCCGCTACAGGAAGTACATATTTGAATGGATTATCTTTAAGTGCTGATACCACAACATTTACATATTCTGATGCTTGTGATCCAGATACAATTCTTCCACTAACAGTAATGCGTGTTGAATATACTGGTGGTACTGGAAACACATATTTTATAAAGTTTAATCAACCAATTTCGGTTTTATCAAACAGGAATTATGTTGCAGAATTATCAGTTTATGTTGGTGGAATATTTAACTCAGATGCTGATAGTAATATTAGTATTTTAGTTTATAGTGATAATGTCGATGTAGATATTGTTACAGAAACTGAATATCAGTATCCATTAACAAATGCATATTTTTATGAACAACAAGCACTTGGATTAAATCCATTCCCTGATGGTCAGGAATATGAATTTGTTATTGATAAAGTAATGTATTATGGTGCAACTGGTTATCCAGTACCAAGACAATATGCATTAGCAGGTAGTGATTATCCTGATTATGTGTTATCTGATTATGTTGTAACTGGTAATGAAAGTTGGATGGATTTAAAAACCGTTTTTAGAACCCCTGATAATACAGGACAAAATTTTATAACACTGGGATTATTAATTACATCAACTCAAGAATTGATTTCAGGTGGAACAATTTATATTAATGATTTTAAATATACTGCTGC